GCCAGCTTGATCAGAAGCTGGTCGTCGCGTAGACCTTCAGAAGATTCTGGAACTGCCATATTTCTACGGGCAAACCAGTCCTTGTTTGGATAAAGGTGGGCGGGATTGACCATTGCACGCCAATCCACGGTCCCGTCCTTTTTAAAGATATGATTAACGTTTTTGATTAAACCTCTCTCGTCACGGAGAGAGGGAATTTTTTGCGCTGTTCCAGTTTGGTCGTTCATCTTTTAAAATGTGAAAATGTTCAGATTCTTCCCAGAAGTCAAGACAGTCAATGACTTTTGAGTACTTGTCAAGCTTTGCCTGGTTGTTTTTCCAGCTTGCTTTGCTCGAAAAGATTTTCCCATTTGAAATGATAATTTTCTCTGATGAGAAAATCCACTGTTGGTTTAACTTATCTGAATCTTTCACACTATCTTTTGTTGCGACCTGTTCTTTTTCCAGCCCAAAGTCAAAAAACTTTTCTGCTAATTTGCCCCAGCTATCATTATTTGGAGCGGTCAAAGTTAATTTAATTCCAAGATTTTTTACTGCTTTTAAATAATTAATCTCAAAAGAGGCGTCAACGATCAGTGTCATGCCTGACACCTTAGCTTTGATTGTATTTAACAGCCCTAGATCGACTGGCTTATTTGAAATAATATTTAAAAATGAAATTGACGCTAATTGCAAAAGCTTTTTTTCATTAAAAAGATAATCCAGTCTAACGTTGCAAACTTTTTCTTTAATCAGAACTGGGATGGGGCCATCATCTGGAATTACTTCAATGGTAGGATTATGGAATGATTTTCCAATGTGTACCGTCTGTACTTTATCCAGATCATTGGGAATTTCTAGTTGATCTAATACGGCTTTGGCAATAAGCTCTGGGTTAATTTTATTAATCTTTTTGTCGTCCTCTTGTAGCGAAAATGAGGGTTTGCCATACTTTTCCCAGTCAACTTCTATAAGAGTATGATCTTTCTGATCTCCCCAGACTGGACTACAGTTTTGTGCGTAACAGTACGAATAAAGAGCTACTATCTTTTTATTGTTGGCGCTCGCCAAATGAACTGACAAGCTGTCTACTCCAAGATAAATAGAACAATTTTTAATTATATACGCTAAGTGGTTTATGGAAGTCTTACCGCGCAAATCAATATCAACCCCATAAACAGATTGATCGGAAGGAATGCCAACATGAACGATTTTATAATCGGGCGCATATTCCTTAATAAAAGAAAATGCTTTATGCCAGTAATCGTACTGGCGAGAATTGCCCTTCCCGCTGGTTTGAAATACAACATACTTGTCTAAAGCTACTGGATAATAATGCGGATTTATAAACGGCTGGTCGATCTTAACTCCGCAAGATAAAGCGTATCTATCTAAAATATGCATGTTATGCCTTTGTGTCGAATTGGATTATATCTTTGCCGTTATGCTGGTAGTCAAATACCTTTTGAGTGCCAACATGAGGAAGGAACGCAATATCAAAATATCCTTCTCCACCAGCATGCCCTTCCATAGTCAATAGGTTTTCCATGAATGGACTAAAAACAATCCTCTTATGGATGTGAGGGTTGCAGTCAAGAATTTCGAAAAACTCAGGTTTTGTTGCAAAGTATATATTATAATTTGGATAAGTTTTCTTTATTGATGGAAGCAGGGAGGTGCAAAGAAAAACGTCCCCTGCGCTTTGGGGAATTGCGAAAAGGATTCTTCTTCCCTTGTCGTCTTTGTCTAGCAGATCAGAAAGCTCGACACGGGTATTCTCTTGGTTTTCCTTTATAGCGGTTTGTCTAAAGTAATTCAAAACTGATTCCCTTGAGCCGCTATTTTTAATTTGGTTAACCCAGCCTTTTACGCCGCTATCCTCTGAATCAACATTCATCTTTAGAATGTTTTTATAAAGATCAACTACCCAATCAGTGTCATTAGCAGACTCAATTGGCTGATGGTTTGGGTTTCTAGGCTCAAAAGAGGAAGAGTGGTTCCATTCGATCTTAGGGGCGCTATCAATGATCTTCTCTATTTGTTTGCCGATTACCTCAGCGGACAAATTGTCCAAGACGAACTGTCTGGCTTTTTTGCCCATTTCATTCCGTTTGAATAAAGGAGTAGACGCGACTCTTTCCAGCTTATCTGCGATAGATTCTGGAAGGGTCGTGGCCTTAATAAAATTCGTACCAGGTTCAAAATAGGGCTTCCAAGAAAGCGGCATTCCTCCACTCTCTTCAGTGCAGAAATCTTCTCCACAAGAATAGTTTGTGACTAAGGTGATTAGCTCAGTAAGTTTTGCTTCCGTTACTGGAATTTCTTGCCCGCCGCTTGTAAACGGATGGCAATAAACATCCATTAAATTGTATACTTCATTTAGCTGATCTTCGCTTACCCCATTATGGATATTGGTTGTTTCTACAGTATCCTTGCCATCACAAAATCTGCATGCGATCTTTTGCCCACAGAAAGATTTGATTTCGTACTGCTTGCACTTTTTGCAGAAATAAGTCGTAAGGACATCGCAGTTCTCTAATCCATTGTCTTTAATCAGTCTTTGAATATCCCATCCTTCTGACCAGTGGGTATGCAGAAGCAATTTTGGCTTCAGCTTTGGATTCTTATCTTTAAAAAGCTTAAAGCCCTGCATTAGATTAGGAACACTTTTTCTCAATTGATTTCTAAAAACAAAGCCAACGATAAATTCATCGGAAAGCCCAAACTCTTTTCTCAGGAGCTTTCTCTCTTCGTCTTGAAGTCGGAAGAAGCAGGAAGTTTCCGTTGCGCCTCTTAATGTTTTTATCGAACCTTCTGGATGCCCAAGTCGCTTGATTTCCTTTTCCACAAATGAACTCCAAGCATAATAATGCTTTACCTTTGGGATGATTTTAATCGCATCAGGAAAGATAGGAAGAGAGTCGAGCGTTGTCCATATCATGCAATTGTCATTCCACCATTTTTTATCAACCAAAGGAGACAGAGCCCAGATATCCTCTGTGCCAATATAGAAATCTGGCTTTGCCTCTTTGATAAGCTCATCAATCTCCATTACGCCATAACTAGCCATTCTGATCTTTGTTTGATCAGAGGCAAAAGCCTGTAGTTTTCCTTGCTCTGGAAGAGTGCCAAACGCTTGCCAAGGAAGCGTCTTTAGATCTTCGGCGTTCTTAGTCTTTGAATTGGCGAACTCAATGATATTGTATTTGCCGGTTTTGTAAAGATGCCTAAGAACATTTTTAGCATTTTTGCCGAATCCTGTGAACATTCGGCTATGGTTGCTATGGAAAACTACAGTCTTTTTCATTCAGAGAGATCGAGAGACTTGCGGATGTAGTTCTCTAGGTATTGGGCAATAAGCTCTCCTTCCCCAAGTTCAAAACCAATAAGGAAAGACTGTTCGCCCTTTTTAATAGCAAAAGATAACGCAGAGTCGCCGCTCTTCTTTACGTAAGGGCCAAAGGTGATTGATGTCGTTGAACCTTGGTAAGCGTGGACCGTAGAAAACTTAGATCCCGTGCGAACTGCTCTAATGATCGAAGCCGCCTCTACTTCATTGAATTTAAGAGAGGCTGTCTTTTCTGGGTTCTTTGCATTCTCGCTAAATGAACCCTTCTTTGTCTGATCATTCCAACCGGCCTGCTTGATAAAGCTGACGTAAAGATCTACGCCCTTTTCTTCCTTCTTCTCTACCGTGTTGAAAGATACTGCTGTACCCGTATTTGATCTATTTGGTTTATAAAAATTAAGGCGCATAAATCATCGTTTTAAGATGATAAATGCGCCCTTTGTGTTTTAAACTATTTATTACTCTATGATTACTCTAGAAACATCCCCTTCTTTCCACTCTGTCTTATCCATCGAACCTTCGTTCTTTTTCTTCTTTCTGTTGTACTGTGAATAGCAGATGGCGGCTCTTTGCTTTTGATTCGGATACTCTTTGTTCATTGTCTCTGAGCCCATGCAGGACGCAATGAAATCATCCTCTTCTTGGTTCTTTTTTGGCGTTGGTAATGGCATATATATTTTTACACTAAAAAACCCACAGTTTCCTGTGGGTTTTGGTGGTTAGCGAACTACAGTTCGTGAACCTCGGAATGAGACCGCCGTAATGCTAGACTTAGCGATTCGACGAACCTCGCCAGCATTACGATCCTCTACAACGATTGTTGCGACGGACTCGCCAATAAAGCGGGCATTGATCGTCTCATTCTTTGTCTCAAGGCCAAAATAACGGCCAGCAGAGCTTCTAATTACATTAAGTGCAGTATTTGTTCGATTTTTCATAAGATTACTTATCTCCAAAGATAATACAAATGCCTTATCTTTTTGTCAATAGTTTTCGAAACAAAAAGTTTAGCGGCGAGCTTCTCGTAATAAAAGCTAGACTTATTAATCCAATTTTTTAATTTGATTGGATTGCTGACGCCAAAGGTCATGTACTCAGAAACTATCTTGCTATTAAGATAAGCAAAATTAAACATATAAGACGCATCAACGTAATCTCTATAATCCGATCTGTATAAACCGTGACATCTCAAAAAGCTATCAAAAGACTCTTCTGAAACATTCAGATTCTCTCTGGCTAAAAGTAGATCAAGATAAATATTCCCATTTGCAGCGTATTCAAAATTAATTAATTTAAACTCTTTCCTTGATAGGATTAAATTATCCAACGAGATGTCAAAATGGCAAAGCCCCAAAAGATCAGGGTTTGATTGATATGTTTGCTTAAACAATAAGCGCAGAGTAGAGAATAATTCTACCAGAGGAAATGTGTCGTAGATAGATAAAGTTTCTGGTGGAAGAAAGGAATTAAAAATAGATATGGTTTCATCTTCGCTCTTAAGCTTTGTGACATGAGTTTTTTTGAGCAGTTGTGAAAAAGCTTTCTGTAAATCAAAACTTGGATGAAGAGGATAGTTTGAAATATCAGCCGCTAACATCCCGATTGGCACTTCATAGCAAAAATATTTAAACTCTTCGTCAAACGAATAGTCTATAATCTTGGGATGAAAATCAAAATTATTTGTGCAAAGCTCTCTCCAAAAATTAGGAACCTCTGGAGAAAGATTTATCTTTAAATAGTAGGGCCGCTTTTCTATCAATAGCAGATAGGTATCTGCCATTATTTCGCTATCTAGTTTCTGTTTAGAAAAGACCTCTTTAGATGTTTTATTTTTTATGCTAGCGCATACATGCGTCAGCATCTCGTCCTCAATTGGGAGGACGGTATTATTTTTTGTCGCATGTTGCAAGAAGTTTTTTTGTTTTTCCATCTACTTGTATTTCTCCGTCTTTGATACAGACTTTGATTTGATTATACTTGCCAGTAGACAAAACATCAACTATTTTGGTTTTTAATTCATTCTCTATAAAGAATACTATTTTTCTTGCTCCAGAGTTGGAATCTTTTGTCTTATCAATCACATAATCAAGAATTTCTGAAGAGAAGGAGATTGTAGTGCCGCTGGTTGCAAGAGATGTCTTGATAGACTCTAACTCTGCTTGAACTACCTTGACTAAGCTTTCGCCAGATAGCTCTTGAAAGATAACAATTTCATTTAATCTAGCAAGGAACTCTGGCCTAAAAAATCTCTTTAGGCTGTCCATAATCGTATCTTTGGTGGGCTTTGGATTTGAAACTGCTCCGAAACCCATCTTCTTATTATCATTGACTTGAAAACCTACGTTTCCAGTCATAATGACAATAGAGTTTTTAAAGTTTAATTTATTGCCCAGCGAATCAGTAAGCTCACCGCGATCCATGATTTGGAGCAGGATATTTACCACATCTGGATGGGCCTTTTCTATTTCGTCAAAAAGAAATACTGTTGATGGGCGTTTCTGTAACTGAGTAAAAAACATGCTGGGGCTGCTGTGTCCAACATAACCCGGAGGAGCGCCAATGAGCTTAGATACAGAATGGCTCTCCATAAACTCGGACATATCAATGATGCACAAGTTCGACTCATCTCCAAAAGCTTCTTTAGCCAATGTTTTGGCTAAGTGGGTTTTGCCAGAACCTGTTGGCCCAATAAACATGAAGTTGCCAAGAGGGCGAGAGTTCTTAGCCAAGCCGAAAGAACTACGCAGCACACAGTCAGAGATCTTTTTAATTACATCGTCCTGACCAAAGACATGCTTTTTAAGATTTGCGTATATATTTTTAATTCCAGAGTTCTCTGATTCAGAATCAATTACTTTGCCGATCTTGTCAGAGAGGGCTTGATAAACATCTTTGGTTCTCGCCTTTTCTTTTTTATTCTTTATTACTTCTGCCCAAGCATCATACTTCTTTTGATAGTCGTTAATGATATCGTCGAGATGCTCTTCTTTTATGTTCTCTGGGGCGATCTTCTCAAATTCCAAAATCAGCTTCTCCATATTCTTGATCTCTTGTGGGCGCGCAAATGCTTTAATTTTGACCTTAGCGCCAACTTGATCCATCAAATCAATAGCCTTGTCTGGAAAGTGTTTGCCGGTAAGATACTTATCGCACACATTAACAATGTCCACAAGAACATTGTCTGGGTACTTAATCATATGGAATGACTCGTAGAACTCCTTGAGTCTCTTTAAGATATCAAGAGTCTGTTCCTTATTGGGCTCTTTGATGAATACAGGCTCAAACCGGCGATTCATCGCTGCGTCTTTTGCAAAGTAATTTTCGTATTCTTTTTCTGTGGTGGCTCCAATGAAAGACATGTCCTCGCATGTCAAATACGACTTTAGGATATTTGCGCCATCCATTGATCCTGCGTCATTGCCGAGACCAATCAAATTGTGAACCTCATCAATAAACACAATGACATTGCCAATCTTTTTTATTTGCTCCATCACCTTTGTCAAACGCTCTTCAAACTCGCCTCTAAGCTTTGTTCCAGCGATGAGATTGCCAAGATTAATACTTATGATTCTTTTATTAAGCAAGAACTCTGTGCATTGACAAGAAACAATTTTCTTTGCAATTAATCCGACAACTGCGCTTTTACCAACACCTGGATGTCCAATAAGGATTGGATTTCTTTTTTGCTTTCGGCAAAGGATCTCAGAAAGCTGCTCTACTTCTTTTTCTCTGAAGAAAATATGCTCAAAATCTCCAGCAGCAGCTTTTTCATTATAGTCCTCGCAGAACTCAGAGAGCGCGTCTTGCGACTTTGAGGACTGGGATTCTATAGGCTTCTTTACTGGATTAGAAAGATGCTTACACTCTTTTTCTACTTTGTCTGCAAAGTAGGCTATATCTAAGCCGTGCTTTTTAAAAAATTTAGCAACACTTTGAGAGTGTCTAAGAATCGAGAGAAATAAATGCTCAACTCCTGTATAATTTTGCTTAAAACTTTGAGAAATCTTATAAGAATTATCAACGATTGCTTTTGCTGTGGAGCTAAACTGCACTTGCTTTTCGCTAACTTTCTTTTTGCCAGTCGGCAAGGTTTTAGAAAGAGCAAGCACCACATCTTTTATTTCTATCTTAACGCTTTGAAAGGCAAGATTTACTATCATTGACTCCGAGAAAAGGATGGCATGCAATAAAAATTCATCCGTAATTTCATGCCAGTTGTTCTCCAAGCATCTTTGCTTGGCAACGTCCAATGCTCTCTTAACTCTAGGAGTAAAGTTAATCTCTTGCACTTTATTCATTTTACACTTAAGATTCTACTTGTGACATCTTTGTATAAATCTTTTCGGTCAAGACTGTCAAGCCATTTAAGAAAATAGAATCCTCGGCCTTAGAACCATAGACGACAACAATATCATCTTCTTTGGGGGTTTTGCCGCCTCCTTCGTAGTACATTGTGAACTTATCGTCTCTTCCACCATCCGTGAGTCTGCAAACCATTTCTCCATATTCGTCAGAGATTTTTACGAATAAATAAGGGCGACCGGCTCTGCTAACTTTCTTACGAGCTTCTTTAACAACTCCTACCATTTTGACATTTTGGCGCACCTCTACTTGAGAAACTTCGTATGTCGTAGAAAGGCGATCAGAATCATCTTCGGAAAATACTTCTTTAAGTTTGTGTGTGTAGCTATACCCAAGAAGCTGCCGCTCAAAAAACCAGTTGGCAAACTTCTCGTATTTTTTATTCATATCATAGATTTTCTTGTACGCCTGATATTTATTTTTGAAAGTCTCATATCGAGAGTCTTTCATAAAAATCTTACCATCGTCCCCAACGGTTTTATTTTTAACTGTTTCAGCAATAGTATTTAGTACGTCAAAATTATGCTTTGGAGCCAAAAGTTTGACGTTTCTTTTTTCTCTATCAGTAAGAATATTGTAGGTTTGAGCCTCAAGCACAAGCCTGCATCTCTTGTCACCAAAACTCGAAAGTGTTCCAGCTTGAATCAAAGATGAGACGACACCGATATTTACGCCAGCTTCTTTAGCGGCATCGAAACAGTCGATTTTATTTGAGAACTCAATATCTCTAAACTCAAGCAGATGAGAAAGCACTTTGTCTGAAACGCCCTTGATGGCATTTAATCCAAAGCGGATATCGTTTCCTTGAATTTCAAAATCCGCCTTTGACTTAGAAAGGTCTGGCGGCAAAAGGCGAATATCGAAGAAGCTAAGTTCTTGTGAGATCGACTCAATCTCTTCGTGTGGATTTGGTTCATGCCTAGATGACCTAAGCAAAGCTAGGAAGAACTCCTTTGGATGATTAAACTTAAGATAGGTTGTCAGCGCACTAAGGGTTGCGTAGCTAAAAGCGTGAGACGCATTGAATGAATAATTCGCGCTATCTTCGGCAACCTTCCAAAGAACGTCTGCAATCACAGGATCAAGATTATTGGCAGTGATCTTTTCTCTGATCTTCTGCTGCCAAGCGGGCATTTCGCTAACTTTCTTTTTTCCTACGATACGGCGAACCGTTTCTGCTTCGTCAAGGGTGAATCCAACCTTAACGATCATCTTCATCAACTGCTCTTGGAAGATTGGGATGCCTCCAGTTACGCTGAGAATGTCGTCAAAGAAAGGGTGAACTGATTGGAAGTCTCCAGTCCTAACGTATGTCGCATACTGCTCCAAGAAGTCTAATGCTCCGGGTCTTGCTAGAGAAAGCACGCAAGCAAGCTCAAGCATGTTTCGCGGCTTTACCTTTTTGCAAACATGAAAGTTTGTGTTTGCTTCGATTTGGAAGAGCCCCTTTGGATTCGATAAATCCTGCAAAAATTTGTAAGTTGATGAGCTATCGAAATCAAGATTCTTGAAGTCAAGGCCAAGGCGCTGGCAAGTATCATAAACTACAGTAAGAGTTCTGAGACCAAGGATATCAAACTTAACTGTAATTTCTGAGACATTATTCATGTCATAAGCGGACACGATTTCGCCATCTCCGGTCTTTTGAAGCGGCATAATATCCTCATTATTGTAATAAGAGATCGATATACCAGACGGGTGAACGCCAGTATTCTTATTCAGAGCCTCGATTTTTTTTGCAATTTTAAAGACTTTAGGATTCTTGTCGCAGAAAGCCTTGAACTGCTCGCTCTCGTCATAGGCATCCTTTAATGCGAATACCTTTCCAAACTGCTTTGGAATCACATCGCTTACAGCGTTCACCTCGTCCTCTGACATTTCAGCAACGATCTTCCCACATTCTTTAATGCAGAGTTTGCCAGTTAAAGTGTTCATGGTAAGAATCTTACAGGTCTTACCGCTATACTTTTCCTTGATGTAGTTGATTACCTCTGCTCTCTTGGAGAATTCGATATCGTTATCAACGTCAGGCATAAGAGAGCCATCAAGATAGGTAATGCCATCAACGATGATCTTCTTAGCGCGGCTTTTCGAGACGAACCGCTCAAAGAATAGTCCGTTCTTGATTGGATCTACATTAGTAACACCAATCAGAAAAAGAACCAAAGAGCCAGCCGCAGACCCACGACCGTAACCAGTAGGAATATCGTGCTCATGAGCATAATTAAGAATGTCCCAATTAAGCAGAACATAATCGACGAAACCAAGCTCTTCAAAGATTGCCAGTTCATATTTAGCTCTTTCATAATAATCTTTTTTATTTTGTAGTTTATCTATACCTTTTGTTTTGACAGCCTTTAGGCAAAGCTGACGTAGAAATTCGAAATTTGAAACGGTTGGATCGATGCCCAGAGATGCATAATATCTCTGGTCAATCTTAATTTCTGGCAAGCGAACACCGGGAGGTACAGGGTTCTTGTACTTTTCGAACGAAGTTTGGAATGTTTTCATAGCTCTACTCCCATGATCAGCTTACGGAAAATCTTATAATTCATCGTGATGTCATATAACGCATTGTGCAGTTTCGATGGATCGTGATCAATCCCAAAATGCTTTAGAAGAAAAGCTTGGTTGGTTTTTAGTCCCTTTTCTCTAAAATGCATTAGCTTCATTTGCCAAGAAAGTCTATCTCCAGATAGCTTGATGTCCTTGAACATTGCGGTGGCAAGTGCCCTAGTGTCAATCATTCTTGGCAAAAAGCTCCAGTTGTTCTGGATACCAATCGTTCTCATCATGGTATTCAAAATATAAATATCGTAATTCAAAATGTTCTGTCCAACGAGAATATAGTTTTCATTGTACAAATAATTAGCAAAAGTTTTCCAGACTTCGATAGGAGGCTTTGCTTTGCTGCGATAAGTGTCGTAATTGAAGCCAGTGATTCTGGCTGCATCCGCAGAAACGTTCAAGTCTGGATATAGAACGAATTCATCGTACTGCTCTAGAATCTCTTCGCCTTTGCAGACGATCCAAGAAAGCTGCCAAGGACGAGAGTCTGTCAAAGACAGCCCTTCTGTCTCTGTGTCAAAAACAACGAACTTCTGATTTAGATTTTGTCTTAAAAGACTATTCATGAAGACTCCTTCCAAGATTGAAAACAGAATTCTTTACTACCACAGTCGCTTAGATCTGGTGCCGATAAAGTGCGGCTTCTTCCCATTGTTCCACTGCAAGCTATCTTATAAGTAATCCATGCCTCGTAATCTTCTCTATTTTTATAATAGATTGACTTGACAGGCATGATCTCCTTTCCCTTTGATTCGATTATCTTCGAAATAATCTGGTCAAAAGGAAGTTTATTATTTTCCGTGAAGTAAGCGTGATCGAGGTTATCCAGAAAAAATGGAGTGCAATTATTAAAATAATGATAATTATTCCAAACATAAGAATCGTAAAATGGGACGCAAACAAAGATGTTTGGATTCAATCTAGATGTTAGATCGTCGTTAGAGATTAAGCCGTCATTTTTTGTATGAGCAAAGGTGTAGATTTTATTGATATCTTTGAACCCTTGATCATTTAAGGCAAACAATACAAGCTTGCTTTTTGAAGATTCAATCGACTGGTAATCATTACAGATACTGATTCTAAGCCCAAACCTTAGTGACAGATCATACTTTTGACAGATTTTAAATGCTGTCAAAAATCCTGTAAGAGAATCCTCTACAAGATAAAGCTCCTTTAGCCCGTTGTCTAAAGCTAAGGATAGGATGCTGTCTGGCCCATCTTTCTTTTGCTTTTCTGGTTCTGCCAGAGTCAAGATGCTTTTCCCGATAGAAAAGTGGGACTTGAATAGTGGAATCATACCACTATCCTACCAAGGATGGCTAGGATGTCAAGTGCTTTGGACACCCAAGATACGTTTCTTTGGTAACTTTTTGTTCAGCCTTTGCTAACTTAAAGGCTTCGTCCTTATCATCTTCAAGAAACGTTTTGATAATCTTATTATCCTTGTCTCTAAGAGCGTAGTAATTAAAACCAAATTTAAAAGGGCAATGCCACATTGGGTTGCCGTCCTTCTTTAGCTGGCCCTTGTATTTCGCAAAGCCGCATGAGAGCTTTCCAGTAAAGGAGCCATCTGAGGGCATAGGCTTATCCGCAGCAAAATTTGAATAAGCATCTGCCTCACTAAAGTTATCAACTACCTTTTGCACTTCTGTGAGATGGTTCTCAAAATCAGTAAGATCTTTTTTAGACAACGGGTCCATTCTCAGAAGGCCGCTTCCCTTGCCTTTATCCTTAAGAGAAAACTTTAAAAATAAGAATTCCATCGACACGTTGTGCTCTGGATCGAGTTTTTTTGTAGCAAGGGTATACATCAGATGCTGCAAGTTATCTTCTGCGTCCTTGCCAGCAAATACTGCCTTGCTGGTTTTATAATCACGAACAACAGAGGTAAAGTCTTCGTAAATGAATTGCCTATCGATAAAGCCTTTGATTCTATACTTCTTTTTGCCCTTGTTTACGGTGATATCAAAATCTCTTTCTCCAATATCTTTAACAGGCTTTAATTTAGAATCGCCCCAGAAGTCGTACTCTAATGCGGTCAGGGTCATCTGCTTGATCATCTCAATATTATCAGGATCTGATACGCGATGATCTCTAGCGTGTCTGAGCATCAACTTACGAACCGAAGGAATAACAAATACGTCTTTTTCTTTTAGAATAGTTTGGACGTAATGCTTTCTTTTCGCTTTTGCTAAAACGTCCAAAGTAAAGTGAACGACGTTGCCTCTATTAGCACCATCGTTACTCTTCTCTGGGAGCTTTAACACATAGCTGCACCAATAAGACCAGCTACATTTTTCTAGGGTCTTTATTCTGCTAGCAGAGAGGGCGGTATGTTTATTCTCAGACAAAATCTTCTGTAAGTTTAGAAGCTCTTTCGATAAGGGTATCTGAGAACTTATTTTCTACTGCGATTTTATGAATGCTTTCTGACTGTAGCTTGGCATTCACACGCTTGTCAACCCACTGTGAGAAAAGACCAGCTTCGCCTTCTGACTCGCAAGCATGCATGTCAAAAAAGTCATTTTTAATAGGGAGCCTAATCTCAAGTTTAACTGGATCAAAGATCGAGCATAGCTGAAGATAGCTTTTGCAGGCAGAAACTAGCCCGTGATTAATATCGCCTTCATGGTCATTATTTGAAGCGATAATGATTTTATCTGGATCAAGAGCAACTAGAGCAGAGCAGATCTTAGATGAGATTCCAAGACCAAAGGTAACAATCGTGTTTTTGAAACCTCTTTCAAAGAGGGCCATGCTGTCACCAACGCTTTCTACAATAATAACGCTCTTTTCCTTTTCGATGCCTTCTCTGATCTCTTCACGCCCGTTTCTCTTGATGTAGAGAGGGTAGACCCAATCAGCACGTTTACCGATATGCTTCCATTTTGGATACTCTGAACTTTTATCCCAGAAGACTGCTCTTCCAGAAAAGCCGTGAATCTGCCCAAACTGATTATAGATCGGGAAAACTATACGGCGAAAAAGCTGTCCAGAGGTTGCATATCCGCACTTATAAAAATTTAACGTATCGTCGCTGATATACTTTTTCTGATAAAAAGAAAGCTCTGGCAAAAGATTGTTGAGTATGTCCTCTGGGTATATCTTTTCCATTTCGATCTTTTCCTTTATCTCGACATGAATAATATTCTGTGGATCAAATTTTACATATTTATTTACAATATGCGAGTCCTTGGTATCTAAAGTCAATTCGACGAGCCTTTGAAACGGATAGCTTTTTGAGCTTGTCTCGGCAAAGTCTGTCCATACTCCGCTATTTTTATAGATCTTTAAAGCCGTGGAGTTATCTCCACCGCGATAAATAGCTCTAGTTCTCCAATAGTTGCCATAATCTTTCAATTGATATCCCAAGGATTCAAGAGAAGATTTAAGAACAGTTGGGTCAATTGTTGAAGTCTGGGACATCATCCTGCTCATTTGCACGCTCCAGTGTTGTTCCTCCAGTATCCGCTTGATTTACGATATCTCTTAGGTCGCCTCGCTCCTTAATGTCGAAATTCTCAAATTGAAGATTAATGAAGTTCTTCTTCAAGGTTCCGTCTTGCATTCTGACAAGTTCGACAGCCCCCGCCACATCTGATCCAAGGAAGCGGTTCTTGACGAAGATTAGCTTGTGAGAACCAAACATAGCGCCTTCTTCCTGTCTCTCATCCGCAGTCTTAGGCCGTAGAATAGCCATATGCGAGCAATAATGCGTAATTCTATCCGACATTGAGACGATGCCCTCATCGTCATTGATCGCGTCAGAATTTCGGTTTGTAGTGATGCCGCTTCTATTGGACTGAATAGAGGTGAACATTGTGATCATTGGCTTTTGATCTTGGGTGATATCACGCTGAAGGGTTTTTTTAAACCTATTAAGCATATCGCCAATGACTTGCCATTCTGGCTTTCCGCCTTCCGCATCTGCGGAGGGTTTGATATAATCAAAACTAAAGATCAAGGGGTTGCCTCGACCAATCTTTGAATAGTAAAAACGCTTAAGATTATTGATCATTTGATCGGTGGTCATCCCACCGACGTTATAATAATAGAACTTAAGATTCTTGATCTTATTCCAAGTCGAGCGGACCTTCTCAACTACATCTTCTCCAGCCTTGCGCCAAAGTCCAGTTTCAAGCAAGTGCATTGGAACATGACTAAGGGCGGCGCATTGACGCATAATAACCTCCTCCTTGCTCATTTCGCCATTGTCGAAATGCAAGACAGGAACATCGTATTGAGCCGAGACTTTTGTAGTGTAGTTTAGGGCAAGCAATGTTTTGCCTACGCCAGACCTAGCGACAATAACGGTAATATTGCCTGGTCGTAATAGAGAGCCATAGACCTTATTGACGGTTGCAAACGGACCCATGAATCCAAACTCAGTGATTGGATTGTTTCCGCGCTCCTCAATGACATTCTCCATCTCCTCAAAGATGTTGACAGGTTTTTCTTCATTGTTTTCGTAAATATTAATTATTTTATTAAAAGCTCCATCAGCTTCTTCAATAATCTTTTGATAAGAAGAGTCAGGAGCGATCTTCTTCATCTTGTCCGCAACATCCAAGGCTGACCTGTGGATTGTGCGGCGAATAGAGTATTTTTTAATCTCTTTCGCCGCAGAAACTGCGGTGGATTTGTTGGTCTTTCTGATCGCCAAAGACCTAAGATAATCAAAGATATCAATGTTATCCTTAAAGGAAATTCCAATTTCTTTAATTCTTTGAGCTATGATGATCTCATCTACCTTTTCATTAGACTCTATGCATTTCCTAATGATGTGGTAGATGGTCTTGTGAACCACCGTATCATCAGAATGGAAATCCACCTCCGAAACGAAGTCGCAGATTTCAGCATAGGCGTCTGGATGCTGGATAAGACCAGCCAAGAACTGCCGTTCTACTTCTAGTGAGTAAAGCATTATTCTTCCCCGCTTGTGTCGAGCTTGTCTTCTTCTTGGTCAAGCCACTTGTCAAGGGCTTTTTGCATTCCAAGAGATGTGACAATTGAATCGTAGCGTGAATAAATTTGAGGAACGCCTTTTGGAGAAAGGACACAAAGGATAACGCCCTTGTGGCTTTCAGCGTTTCCAGAAAGCTCGTAGATTTGTTCTACGAGTTCTGTAGGAAAAAGAAAGTCTTTCTCCTCTTGTGGTTGCTCTCTATTAGATTTTTTCATCAGAGTATGATGCCTTGCTTTTCGAACGTTTCTTTACAGATGAGATCAGTCTCATATATCTCTACCAGAGTAATGCCGTTTGTCAAGCAAAACTCCAGCTTTAAGTCGTCCCTTTTTAGCTGAGAAAGCCAATTCCTGCGGTCATTGGAGTGGAAGTAAGGATTGTAGGTCTGGTGCTGCCTGCCTTGAACTTCTACGGCAATCTTTTTATTTGCATTATAAATGTCTAATGACAGCCTCGTACCAACGATCCTAAGCTCTTCAAACACAATGTCACGATTCCAATAAGGATACAGGAATTGTTTTACAGTTCTCTGTATATTGCTCTTGGATTTAGCCTCCCAGTTTATTGCATAGTTTTTTGCGTTTCTGAGAAAACGTTCTTTACCGTTAAGCGTTTTGAATTTCATCTTTGCCAACGATCATATCCACAAAGTATTTGTGAAGAGTTTTTGTGAGCTTTTCGTCGCTTTCGATGAATTGAAAAAGAGAGTTTTCTCCTTGAAACTTCTCTGGAAGTTCAGTTGCACAGCCTTTGGCAAGCTCTCTGAGTTCATCAGATGTATAATACCAAGCACCAGAACGAGAGACAAGCTCCCAAGTCATTAGCATATCAACGATCTCTTTTTCAAGCCAAACGGATCGACCATCTTTTCTCCCGTATTTGATAGGATAAGAAACACGATTCTTGCTCTTTTCGTTTGGACTCTTTTTGATATAAATCTTGCAGTAGTGACCAATGATTGGATTTTTAACTGGATCTGCCTTTTTAATTGCTGGATCTTTCAGGATAATATCTCCTTCAAATCGAGGCTCAAATTCAAAGATAAAATTAGCAAAGTGCAGTAGCGCGTTACCGCCAGTTGCAGAAGTTTGGCGAATTGGCGCAGAACTATATGGGTCAAGCTTGATATCGCTTCTTACTTGAGAAATAAATATCGCCATATGCCCCCTCTTTGTGAGCGCGATGGAGATCTTTTTCATAAGGTTGGCGGCGATAACCGCCCCGCCAGCAACCTTCATTGACTCTTCAAAGGTCTTATCTAGATCATTTTTGGCAATAAGACCGTCTACAGAATCAATAATAAACATGTACTTGTTCTTTTCCTCGTTGTACATGACCAGCTTTCGCATTGCGTCTACTACAGTCTCGTAGATATTAGACTCAAAAACAAAGCAAGTTCCAGCCTCCCATTCATCAGCGTCAAACACGAACTTTACGCCAGAGCGAGTTCTCATCTCGTCCGACAGTCGTCCTTCGGCTTTGATATAAAAGCCTTTTGAATTTGGTACTGTATTGAGGAAGTTCTTCATTACCTCTAGAGAGGCAGAGGTCTTACCGCCTTCGGTAAAGCCTACGAACCTATGAAGACCCGGTCCTAGTCCACCGCCAGTCTGCATATCCATATTCAAAGATCCTGTTGAAACTCTGTAGTTTACAGCCTCTTCGAAATTATAATGATCTTCCTTCTTTTCCTTTAGAAAGGAGCCAAGAACACTCTTGGATGATACGGCATCTTGCTTTTCTTCTTCTTTTGGTTTACGGCTCATGTTAAAAATTCTTTGATTGTTTTCTTACGGGATACCTTTGAGTCCTTGCCAATCTTTTCGTCGTTGGCTAAGTCTTCTTTATGCAGGCGATTATAGTAATACTCCTTGAACTCGATTTCAAGCAGTTTAAGCTTCCAAGGCGCGAAATAAAAGGCGACCGTTGGAACTTTTGATTCGACTTTTAATTGATTTAAAAAATCGATCCCAAAACGCTTTTCAAGCCTTTTGAGCAAGACCATTTCCTTTTGCCAAAAGGACTTAGGAGCTTGGTCTGGAACATCAACTAGGTTTTTGATGATCTTATGCCGATTGATTTTTTCTTTCACAAGACGTATCGTGCAAAACTCCAACCCTTTGTCAAGACTTTAAGACTTATTTGCTGCGGCGGCAGATCCGAAATAAAATCCAGTAATAGCGATCAGGCACTGTCTTATCTCAGTGGTAATTAAATTACCAGAAATTTCAACGAAAGCAGTCTTGGTCTTATCGGCAATTAGGCCAAACATTCCGCCGCCATCTTGATAGCTAACCTCTAAGTAAGTTGGGATTCCGAGTATTGCCATCACAAATGGTGATATTACTATAGAGAATATCACGGACATCACGATCATTCGTCTGATCACCTTGCCAAAATCAGCATCTCTATTCGCTGCTTTGTCAGCAGATTCGTCCTGCTTGTCAATCGCGCTCATCATGCGATCAAAACGGTTCTTGCTTTCTTCTGCCTTTAACGCAATGATTCTAAATATAAAGCCTGTTATGGCCCCGCCAAACAGGCTAATTAATTCGGTAGTTATCACATAATAGTTTACACTATTATGATTAAGCTAGGCCAAAAGCCTTGATTGTAAGCGGAAACTTATTGGTATTAGCTACAAGCATAAGCATCTCGGCGGCAAGCTCTCGGATTTCTTTTTGGGCGTCTGGCTTATTTCTAAGATTTAAAAAGTGATAGAAAGAACGCCAGTTAAACATCACATCAGCAGTGATTTGCGTATTATAACCTCTAAAAAATCTTGCAGATTCCTTGGCCCTCTTTCGGTCAAACTTATGGTTTTGAACAAGATCATTAATACATTTATGGTAAAGATCCAATCCTCTTTCTGTGTGCGTCTGCAAAATCTCCTTCCAGCTATCAGGCCAATCGTTTGGGATTAAAAA